TTGCATTGTGTTGCAGACATTAGCACAATGTTTCAGCACAATCAACCAACCCTGTAGAGGATGTACTAGATGAGTAACATTTTTGAAACTATGGTAAACGCAGCCGAAGCGTTAAAAGATGTAGACACAGAAACCACAAAGTCTTTGTCTACTTTAGTCGGTCAAGTTGAGGGACTTGATAAAGACATTGAAACTGTCGAGCGACATCTTAAGAAGTTAAAGCAAGAAAGGTATAAGTTACAAACTGATTCAATACCAGCGTTAATGGATGAGATGAACACAAATCGGATAGATGTCGGAGACGTGTCCGTAACCATTAAACCGTTTGTTTCTGCTTCAATTCCCAAAGATCGTAGAGACGAGGCATATCAATGGCTTCGTGACAACGGTTTGGATGACATCATCAAAAATGATGTTGTCTTGTCTTTTGGACGAGGTGAAGACAACCAGGCTAGTGATCTTATGCTTGACCTAGAGAAAAAAGGTCTTCACCCAGAGTCTAAGACTCACATACATGCGATGACCCTAAAAGCGTTTGTTAAAGAGCGTGTAGAACAGGGTAAACCCATCGATCTAGACATGTTCGGTGCATACGTTGCTAAAACTGCAGAAATAAGAAGGAAATAATCATGAGCAAAACTATGAAGAAAGCGGAAGCAGGGCTTCCAAGTAACGATGTTCTTAACCTCTTGTCAGAGCATCAAGGTGAGGGACTAGACTACGAGACATCTGAGTTACAGATTCCGTTTATCCGACTAATCCAAGCGATGTCTCCTCAGATTAAAAAATCTGACCCATCGTTTATTGTAGATGCTTCGCAAGGCGACATATTTAACACTGTTACTGGTCAGTTTTGGGATGGTGAAGAAGGCATTACGGTTGTCCCTTGCTATCAAGAAACAAAATACCTGAAGTTCAAACCAAGAGAAACTGGTGGGGGTTTTCTGGGCGAACTGTCTAAAAGCGATCCAGATATTGCTAAGGCGGAAAGAACAGGTGCAAAAGAAATATTGCCTGATGGTAATGAGTTAGTTAAATCTGACCAGCATTACTGCTTAATTTTAGATGACTCTGGTTTGCCTGGATTCGGCATCGTAGATATGAAGTCGTCTAGTTTAAGGATTTCTAAGCTTTGGAAGACACTAATAAAAATGCTAACAATCGAGCATCCAAAAACAGGAGAGATAATCTCTCCACCTTTATTCGGAACTCAGTGGAAGCTTTCTGCTTTTGAAGACTCGAATGACCAAGGTACTTGGTTCAATTGGAAAGTAGACAATGCCGGTATTGTAGAAGACAAAGAGTTGTTACAAGCAGCTATTAACTTCCGTAAATCAATCATGAGCGGCGAGGTCAAAGCCGTTGCAGAGGACGTGCTTAACGAAGGCGAAGAAGAACAATCTGTATTTTGATTGTAAAAGTGGCGCGTAGTTAACGCGCCACTTTTTTACGGGTGAACTATGTCTGATATAAAAAGATTTATGAGCGCATTTGAAGGTTCAGATGCAGCGCATGGGCACACTAAAATTGGAAATACTCGTCGTAACGGAAAAACTGAAGCAAAAAGTTTTGTTGTTAGGAAACCGTTAACGGAGGCTAATATTTCAGAACATTTGTCTGGTGTCGCGGGGATTGGTGCAATACCTATTCGCAGCGATAACAAATGCCGATTTGGTGCGATTGACATTGACACTTACCCCATAGAGCACCAGGCTTTAGTTAAAAAACTAAGACAAATAAAAGCTCCTATTATTGTCTGTAGGTCAAAATCAGGAGGGGCACATCTATTTTTGTTTCTGGATGATTGGTACTTAGCAGTTGATGTGCGTGAGTATTTGATAGAAATAGCAGCAGCCATTGGTCATTCTGGCTGTGAGATTTTCCCCAAACAAGATCAAATTCTTGTGGAACGTGGAGATGTCGGTAACTTTATTAACTTGCCTTACTTTCAGGCTGAGTCAACAACTCGATATGCAGTGCAAGCAAATGGCAGAAGCCTAACCTTAGAAGGGTTTTTGACGCTTGTTGAAAAAAGCAGAGTGCCTTTGTCTGCTTTGGAGAAGATTGATCTTGGAACACAACGAGATCTTTTCTCTGACGCACCACCCTGCCTTCAGCTTTTTCTTAGTAACGGTATCCCTGAAGGGACGCGCAATAAAGTGATGTTTAACGTAGGGACTTATCTAAAGAAAAAGTATCCAGAAGATTGGAAAGCTCATTTTGAAGAGGTGAACCAAAAACACTGTACTCCACCGCTCCCTGCAACAGAGATTGTGCAGATCCAGGGGCAGCTTGATAAGAAAGATTACGGGTATCAATGCAAAGAAGAACCAATGTGTTCGCACTGCAACAAGTCTTTATGTCGATCTCGTCAGTATGGGATAGGTAGACACGATGACTTAATTCCAACAATAAGTGGGTTAACAATATTGTTGTCAGAGCCTCGTCTCTATTTTTTAGACGTTGATGGAAAACGGCTAGAGTTATCTACCAAACAACTACAAATACCTTTGCAGTTTCAAGAAGCGTGTATGGAGCAACTTAACTACATGCCGCCGCTTTTAAAGCCAACAGAGTGGCAGCCTATGGTCAATGAGATGATGACGCATGCTACCACGATTGAAGTACCAGAAGAGTTAACTACTGCGGGACAGTTCAAAGAGTTAGTGATTATGTTTTGTACTTCTAGGATTCGTGCTATGTCTCCAGAAGAACTAGAGTTGGGTAAACCCTGGACGGAGGAAGGTAAGACCTATTTTAAGATAAAGGGCTTACAAGAGTTTTTAAAGCATAGAAGTTTTACTAAGTACACAAGACCTCAAATGCAAGAAAGATTAAAAGCAATGAACAACAACGAAGACTGCACTAAAAACTACAGATATAAAAACGAAAAGGGGGAATGGAAAAGAACTCGTGTTTGGTGGATTAACGAGATTAAAGATACAGAAGTAGAGTTACCTACAGGAGAAGAAAGCCATGAACCAATCTTCTGATAAGTATTTAAAAGCAACTGAAGTTGCACAAATGCTTGGCGTTAGTAGATGGACAATTTGGCGTTGGCGTAAAGAAGGACTATTGCCTCCCGCTTTTATTATGGGTAGGACAATGGTTCGTTGGCGTGAAGAAGACATAAAAAAATGGATTGAAGATTTGCAGGACACAAAAGCATGAGTGAGCAGTTAATTTTTGGGCCACCAGGCTGTGGAAAAACTTACACCTTAATGAACATCATCAAACAAGAGTTAGAGCAAGGTACCCCGCCTGATCGCATTGCCTTTGTCTCGTTTAGTAGAAAGGCTATTCACGAAGCGCGAGAAAGAGCAGGGGCAGCCTTCAACTTAAAAGAAACAGATGTTCCATTTTTTCGCACATTACATTCAATGGGCTTTCACTTGTTGGGTTTGCGCAAAGAAGATGTCATTAGCACCTATGATTTAAAACAACTTGGTGCAGAAATGGGGATGGTGTTTGACAATAAAAACGTGTACGACGAAGACGGTGTTTTACGCTTATCAGCTAAAGAAGGTAACAAATACCTAACTTTAATCAACAGAGCGCAAATGCGTTGTGTACCTCTTGAGGGGGAATACAACGAAAACGGAGATCACAACATTAGATGGCCTCTGTTGGAAAAACTAGAAAAAGTTTATGGCTCATATAAAAACGACACTGGAAAACACGACTTCACAGACATGATTAAATTAATGGTAGAAAGGGAGCTAAGTCCAAGCATTGATGTGTTGATAGTGGATGAAGCACAAGATCTTACACCGCTACAGTGGCAACAAGTTCAAATACTAAAGAAAAAAGCTAAAAGAATCTGGTACGCAGGAGATGATGACCAGGCTATTTTTAAATATACAGGGGTAGATGTTGGATACCTGTTGAGTGTTACGCCAAATTGTAAAGTTCTTGAGCAGTCGTATCGTGTGCCAAAAAGTGTTCATGAGTTAGCCGATAAAATTGCTAGAAAAATATCAACTAGAAAGTTGAAGGAGTGGAAATCAACAGATCACGAAGGAGTGATTAATTACCACATGGCGATAGAAGACATTGATATGTCCCAAGGCTCTTGGACAGTGATGTCAAGAACAACAAAAAACTTAAATGATTTAGGAGAAAGCTTACGGCTAGAAGGCGTTGTCTATAGTAAAAACGGGAAGTTGAGCTTTGATGAAAGTTTATTGACTAGCATGAGAATTTGGAACGAACTTCAAAACGGGGAGTTTGTTACAGCAGAGGAAGCAAAACTTTTATACGAGAATTGCCCGAAACGTGGAGAAAAAGCCACGGTAAAAAATGGCATGACAAAAACATTAGATGTGGTTGAAGGAAACAAGCCTTTGTCTTTGAAGGATCTAAAAGAAGACCACGGTTTACTTGCAACAAAGGACATGCTTGCTGAAGATGTGGTGAATTTATCAAAAGAAGATCGTTTGTATCTTGCCGCAATTAAACGCCGTCATAAGACAGTAACGACAAAGCCCACGATAAAGTTAAGCACCATTCATCGTATGAAAGGTGGAGAAGATGACAATGTGGTCTTGTTAACAGACATGGGTTACATGCCACACAAAACTTTGCAGCAAAATCCTGATGATGAACACCGCGTTTTCTACACGGCGGTTACTCGAACAAAACAGAATCTACATATTGTGGATAGTGAAACAAAGTACAGGTACGAGCTATGACAGATAAGATTAACCCGTCTCACTATAAACGAAATGATCTTGAATGCATTGAGGCGATTACTGCCGTAGTCCAAAACCTGAAAGGCATAGAAGCGTATTGCACAGGATCAGCTATTAAATATTTATGGAGATGGGCCGAAAAAAACGGCGAAGAAGATCTTGAGAAAGCGATGTGGTTTATAAAACGTATGATGGATATCAAACATGGCACAGAAGGTAAATAAGTTTGACGACGCAATCATAGGATTTACCGAACTTTGGGGTAAAGAAGGGTACATCCTCGTATATGACGTATCAAAGATGTTTCAGATTCTAATGGATCGTGATGGCATGACTTCAGAAGAGGCGTTGGAATACTTTGAATATAACATTCAAGGGGCTTATGTCGGAGAAGACACTCCCATATATGTTTGGCCTGGGACTCTAGAAGACATAGAACAGCTATTGGAAGAACTTGATGATTAAAGACACGAGCACTGCAAATTTTATTGACCGTATGGACATGGACCTAATTGAGATTGATTGGTCTCCTCCAGAATTTTTCCCAGATCTAACAACCTGTAAACAAATTGCTGTGGACTTAGAAACTTGTGACCCAAATTTAAAGACATTAGGTCCTGGTTGGGCAAGAAATGACGGTTTTATAGCAGGGATATCTGTAGCAGGTGGGGATTTTCAGGGATATTTTCCCATAAGACATGAGCCTGGCGGCAACATGTCTGAAAAAGTAGTGTTTAAATGGCTTCAGAAACAACTGTCTACACCACATATTTCTAAAGTTTTCCATAATTCAACCTACGACTTAGGGTGGCTGAAATGGGCAGGTATTCAGGTTGAGGGAAGGATCATAGACACCATGATTGCTGCTCCATTGTTAGATGAAAACCGTTGGAGCTATGCGTTAAATTCTTTGGGTAAAGATTATTTAGGTGAAACGAAAAACGAAAAGATACTACGCATGGAGGCAAAAGGCTGGGGATTGGATGCTAAAGCAGATATGTGGAGACTTCCCCCTAGGTTTGTGGGAGATTACGCAGAACAAGATGCAGCTTTAACATTAAAGTTGTGGAACTATTTTGATTCAGAGTT